GAAAATAATCATGGCAAAGTTAGTTCTCACAAACTCAGTGGTCACACTCAACGGCACAGACATCTCAAATGATGTCGCTGCAATCACTCTGTCAACGACAGCCGCAGAAGTACCAACAACATCGTTCGGATCTGGTGGTGCAGTAACTCGCGTCGCAGGCTTGATCGACAACTCGGTGACACTTTCACTTCACAACGAATACTCGTCAGTCGAAGGCTTGATCTATCCGCTTGTTGGTTCGACAGCCGTGACCATGGTTATTAAACCAGCCGGCACAGCCGCAGCAGGAACGGCTTCGCCACATTTCACTTTCTCGGTTCTCGTAACGGAGTGGTCGCCCGTGAATGGCGCCGTGGGCGAGCTAAATACAGCGGACGTAACGTGGCCGATCAGCGGAACAATCACAAAAGCAGTTGCATAATTCTTAACAAAACAATCAGGAGGTAAGAATGAAAATCAACCTAGAAGTCACGACGCTAGACAACGTCACCACAAAAGTGACCGCACAGTTCGCCGACTTCATCGCGTTTGAAAGAGAACAGAATCGTTCTGTTGCAAACTTTCAAACAGAACTAAAGTTGACCGATCTTGCTTGGTTGGCTTGGCATGCCGAGAAACGCACCAAGAAAACCGCATTGAACTTTGATCAGTGGACTGAGACAGTTGACAGTGTGGAGGTTGGTGCCGAATCTTCGGCGATCAACCCTTTGGAGAAAACTCAGCCCACTGGCTGATCGCATACCTCGCCTGCGAGACACACATCGCACCATCGGTGCTTCTACAAGAATCACCTAGAATGCTGTACACGATGCTCGGCTATCTGCGCTGGAAGAGCATCAAATCTAACCCACCGCAAAGGATTAAGTGATGGCATTCTTCTCGGCATTTCCAGAATCATCTGGCGGTGGGTCGACTGTCGGTCGCGGAAGCGGAATAGTCGGTGGAAGGAACTTAGGATTCGGTGTTGTTCCAGGTGGTAACACTGTTGAAGTTAAAGATTTGTTTGAAACTTTGCGCAAGTTTCAAAAAGCAAGTCCGGAGTTCAACAAAGAGATGCGCAAAGTCGCATACAGTATTGCAACAAAATTAGCGGCAGAAGTCAAAGTAGAAGCAGGAGCTGCTGGTTCAACTCCAGGTCGAGCAAGACAATACCTACAAGTCGCCAAAGGATTACGAGCAAGCAATGAACGTATTCCAACAATCAAACTTCGAGGCAATGAGCCATTCAAATCCACGACTCGACCTGTCAATCAGAACTTGCGCAAAGGAGTCAAAGGCAGAAACAAAAAAGTTGTCTTATCAGATATCTTCTTCGGTGCAGAGTTCGGTGGCGGTGCTAGACGAACAACCCTTCAATTCCTTCGCCATCGCGGTCAATCGGGTTACTTCTTCTGGCCGACCGTTCGCAAACGCAAGAACGAAATCGCCAAAGAATACCTAGAAGGTATAGACCATGTGGTCAAGAAACTAGGCATCGGCTAGAACCCTTACAGAATAAGGCTCAAAAGAATAGTTGCATTTGTCTTACGCTTCCTATAGATTGTCTTACATACCTGAGGAGGTAGTTATGTTAAAGATGTTCAGAGTGTCCCGCATACAGCATGTAAGCACAAACGATTGGCAAGACGGTTTCGGAGATTACGAGAACCGTCAACCAGTTCACTACGGAGTCACATGCGGCAAGGATCTAAAAGAAGCCAAAAAAAATTGGTCTGTATCTTGGTCATGTCGTGGCGGTAAGAAACGTGCTGACTGGATCTTCGAAGAGTTTGAACTAGCACAATGAATCAAAAATATCCAACCATCACCATCAGGCTTGACCAAGAAGTCAAGACACTGATTGAGCGTCAAGCCAAGAAACAAGATGTGACCGTGTCTGAACTGCTTCGCCAATTCATTGAGACTGGATTGCACAATGTTTGAAGTCGTCGGGTTCCCGTCCGTCAAATCCATCTATCCAAAAACCATCGCAACATCTTGGATGGACTTCGCCGCAATCCTCGGCGACCACCAAGAACGCGAACAAAAGTCTGACGGCAAGTTGTACTCGCCAGTCACATACCGTGAACATACAACCCGTGGCAATCGCAACGTGTCACATGTTTGGGCGTTAGTCGCCGACCTTGACGGCGAAGCATTTGAGCAGGCCGATCTCGGATCGTATATACACTTTGCCTACACAACCTGGTCACATCGCGACAACGATCCACACTGGCACGTTGTCGTTCCATTCGAGCAGGCTGTGCCGGTACAGAACTGGGAAGAAGTCTGGTATGAGACACATGAGCGTCTTCGTCTCAAAGGCGACCCAGCAACCAAAGACCCTGCCCGTATCTTCTATCTGCCACAGCATGAGGCTGGTCAACCGTTTCATACACATCATTCAGGTTGGCGATTCCTTGACCCGACCATCACCGACATCGCAGCACCAACGCGCACATTCTCAACACCAAGCATTCGCTCGACTCGTCAGCCGCGTCGCGGTAATCCGATGCGATGTGTTCTTGACCCGAAGTGGTGGAATGCACCAGTTGATCTTTCACAATATGACGGCATGACACAAGCAGAGATACATAAAGACATGCAACGCGAGTGGGCCGAACTGCGTAAACGGATGGCTGCTAACTGAGTAGAATTGCTTCACCATGGCAGGTGAACGCACATTCCTCGTACGAATCTTAGGCAATTCCGACAGTGCCATCACGGCGTTCAAGAAACTTGGCAAAGAAGGATCGGATGCGCTTGGCGCAGTATTCGATGTCGCCAAGAAAGGTGCGTTGATTGCAACGGCTGCTGCCGGTGCGATTGGTGCTGCCGCATTCTCAGCCGTACAGGCAGCGACAGAGGATCAAGAAAGTCAAAAGAAACTTGCCGACCAGTTGCGTCGAACAATGGATGCAACCGATGAACAGATTGCATCCGTTGAAAAATATATATCCAAACAACAAATGCTTGTCGGAGTGGCCGATGATGCTCTTCGTCCAGCCCTAGCGAACCTCGCGAGAGCGACAGGTGACATCACTTTCGCTCAAACAAATCTCGGACTTGCGCTCGACATAAGTGCTGCAACAGGGCAGGACTTGGAAGCAGTTTCTCTTGCCTTAGGTAAAGCCTTCGGAGGCAATGTTGGTGCGCTCACCAAATTAGGTATTCCACTCGATGAGAACGTCAAGAAGTCTAAGGACTTGAGTTCAATCGTTGAAACTCTTAACACTCAATTTGGTGGTGCGGCGGCTGCTGCGGCAGATACTTTCGCCGGTCGTTTGGACATATTGAAATTGTCAATCGGCGAAGCCTGGGAAGGTATCGGATATGCGTTGCTTCCTATCGCCGAGAAACTTGTTGCGTTCATTCAAAAGAATGTGGTGCCGGTCATTCAAGCATTCGCTGACGAACTATCTGGTGGTGGCAGTTTGCGTGATGCGTTACTTGCCGCAACGGCTGAGGCAGGTGAGTTCGGTCTGAAGGTAGTCGACATGGTTCAGACCGTCGTGGAAACAGTTGGTCAGATTGCCAATGTGTTCATCGATCTTGTGAAACCAATCATCCTTGCAGGTGGTGCCATTGTCTCGATGATTGCCTTCGTCCGAGGTGGCAAAGACGCATTCGACAATGTCGGTCTTGCAGTCAACAATTTCATCGCTGGTCTTGACGGGTTGAAAACCAATACTGCTGTGACTGGTGCAGCGTTTGACCGATTCCGAACCGATGTTCTTGGTGTCGCAGCCGCAGCAACAGTCACTCAGCAACAATTACGAGACTTAGATCAGGTGCAACGCGGTATCGCTGCTGGAGGTCCAGTTCAAAAGTTCATCGGCCCAATGATCGCGGGCTACGGTTCGCTTGCAGGTAAAACCAAGACAGCCAAACAGATTCAAGATGAATACAACAAAACTTTGGAAGGGCTTCAAAGTTCTGCCGGCGGTGCAAGCAAGACGATTGAGACAGCAAAACAAAAGTTTGAGAAATATACAGATGCGTTGAAGTCTTCGACATCTGCACAGAAGGCGTTCAACAGTGCGCAGAAGGCTTCCGATAAGACTGCTCAAAGTTTGCGTGACGCCACGAATGATGTGAGGGCCAAGCAAAAGGCGTTGAATGATGCGGTCAATGGATACGGTGCGGATTCAGATCAGGCAAAAGCGGCTCAACGTGAGTTGTCCAAGGCTCAACGCAATGTCGCTGAGGCTGGGTTCCGTATCGAGGAATCGGTGTTTGCTGTTCGCGATGCTGAAAAGAAACTTGCTGATTTGCGTAAAGATCCAGAAGCGAACGCACAAGATATCCGTCAAGCCGAGATTGATCTTGAGCAAGCAAAGTTGGCTGTCGCTGATGCAACCGATTCTCAGTTTGATGCGACAGAGAAGTTGAAGGAAGCTCAACTTCTGTTGAATGAGGCTGTTGATGGTGCAGCGGTAGGTTCTGAAACTTATAAGAAGTTCTTGGTTGAACTCAATGATGCAAAGAAAAAAGAGATAGAAGCGTCAGAACGAAACACTGAAGCAATCGAACGTGAAGAAGAGGCATATAACAATCTTCGAGAAGCGATTGAGAAGGTTGCCGAAGCAGCCAAAAACACTGGTCGGACTGGTCTATCTATCCCAACTCTGCCAACTGTGCCGACTCCGATCACGACGACAACCGCAACGCCGACTGGTAGCAACGGCAATCAGTACATCATCAACACGGGTATCGGTACGAATGGTGTTGAGGCTGGGCGTCAGATTGTTGAGGTGTTGCAGCAATATAGTCGGATCGCTGGTGGGAACTTCTTAGAGTTCGCGGTTGCGTAATTATGCCTAAGACATTGAAGTGGGGTCAAGAGTATTCGGTTCTGTTAGATGTCGGCGCGGTCGCTGACGCATTCACGCTCGACTCGTCAACGCTTGATGGTACAGATGTGTTGAATGGTTCAACCGATTTCGTGGACGCAACCGAATACATTCTCGCCGTGTCGGTTCAGCGTGGCCGTGGCGCACAAACAGAACAATTCCAACCAGGCACCTGCCGTATCTTGGCTGACGACCGCGCATCAGGCAGACTCTTCGACCCAGCGAACACCGCATCGACCTGGTATGCAGGCGACTTCGATCTAGCACCGAGACGTGCGATCAAGGTTCTTGCCGGCACAGCCGAACTGTTCGTCGGAGCAATCACCGACCTTGACATCACCTACGAGATGCCGAACCTGTCGTTCGCATCAATCATCGCAGCAGACGGTCTATACGAGTTGAGCCGAACCAGCCTCACCGCATTCACACCATCATCACAACTAACTTCGGCGCGAGTGTCAGCGATCTTGGACCGCACCGAGGTTGCCTACTCGACGGCGTTGCGTGACATCGCCACAGGTGTCGCAACGTGTGGCACCGTCGCCTATCCGGACAACACAAACACTTTGACGGCGTTGCAGGCTGTCGCAGTCGCCGAAGATGGTCGACTGTTTGCGAACCGCAAGAACCAGATTGTGTTTGATCCGAGAATAGATTTCACATT